CTTTTAATGTCCAAGAGCGGATATAAAAATATCTTGGACTTCTGAAAGTACTTCTTATAAAGCGCATTAATAACCATAAGTTCTACAATTTTATATTACCAACTGCAAGATCAAATGGTAAGTCATATCTCTTCTGTGTATAATGCCACTGGGCTATTTGTATAACAGATTTGAAATCACTCTTCCACTTGGTCATTGTTTCTGCAGAGACTTGGAAAGGATAAACTAAATTGTATTTGTCAATTACAATAAAGGTTACTTGAACTTGCCAATCTCTTGCATCTGGTTTGTCTTTCAAGAACTTATCTGAAGCTAGAATAGTATAGATAACAGCTTGCATCCAATACTTATAGTACTCAACAGCTTCCGGGAAATCCTGAATTGACTTGCCAGTAGTTTTGAGGTCATTGATGAATATCACCCTTGCCTCAGTATCAACTACAACATTGTCAAGAATTCCGTGAAAACCAAAAGGTAATTTGTCATGGTCAACCTTAATATGCAACTCATTATAGGTCTCAATGTGTGTGTCTTCCTCACTGATATCTAGTGCTAATAAAGATCTTATGTCTTTATTACTCTTTAGTATCTCTACCTGTGCTCTGCAGCCATCCAAAGTAGGTTGATCAACTATTGATTTGTCTAGACTTTCTTTAAGGAATTCAAAATACTCTTTGTGGTCATCAGTAAGAATCTTGTCAAGTCTTTGCTGATCTGTTTTAAGATTTTGATAAAGATTTGCTGTGAGTAGCTGTGTGAGTATATCTTGTGAGTAGTCTTCCAAAAGTAATGAATTATTTCCATATCCAAGATGAATTCTAAAAATATTATCAATAATTTTCTTTGGGTTATCACTGGGTAGTTTCCCAGGCATGCTAATAAACTTATCATCATATGCTTCTGGCTCAAAGAGTAAACAGTGTAGGACGCTCCCTCCTACAAGGTGAGCATCCTTACTGTCTTCCCGCTGGTTGAGCACATAATGATTGTAGAACATAGCAGGTGAATAAAGTAGCTTATTCAACCCACTATAGCTAAAATAAAATTTCTTCTGATAGAATTTTTCTATTTCATCAGAACCATTCAAAGTCATCATCTTTATTCTGTGTTGTTTGATTGTTATTGGTCTCTTCAATTGGCCCTTTATTTGTCTCTATTTCAGGCTCCAGAATTTCCTCTTCTAATGCTATTAACTCTGACTTGAGTTCATTTCTAACAATATTAGTAAATGCATCTTCTATGTCTTCATCAGTAAGTTCTTCTTCCTGTGCAGCAGCATTGCACACATGAGCTGGTCCCACTAAATCATCAAGGTTTCCATGTAGTTCAGGAAAAGTTTCTAATTCCTCTTCTGGAGTATTAACAACTTCTGGTTGATAATCTTCAAGCACCTTGTAATTATAATTAGTATTTAATAAAGCTAGTGTGTCTTCATTAACAGTAATTGTTTTTACTCTGAAGTACTGATTATTACCACTTCTTTCTATTTCAGTGTAGTATCTAGACATTAAAATATTAAGCATATCTACAGTAAGCACACCTTTATTAGTTAAGCTATGCATGATATCATTCATATTAGTGCTCATACTACTTTCTTTGTCAAGATAACTTAGTAAACCCTTGAAATTCACATGTTTTTTTGTAGGAGAATTATACATAGTACTACTAAACTCCTTGAATAATATCTCTAAATACAAGAGACTTTCTTTATAGTTTGAGTTTGCCATAATCTCCATAGCTAAGATATGATTATCTGAATCTGAACTCTTAAACATATCAGCTATTTGGTCATACATAGCTGCATCAATAGTTACAGCATCTTCACCATTTACATGTACTAGTAAAGCATCCTCACTCCATATCTCTTTATCTATCATATTTTTAAAGTCCTCTTCATGGTCTGAATCAACACTATAAACATAAATGTTATCAGTATCCTCACATAGGCTAGTATCTTTCATTGCCTCATAAAGTGGGTGATCTGAATCACAGTTCCATCTGAGTAAACTAATTAAGTTTTTCTGAAGAATAATGTGTTCTAAATCATAAAACTCAAAAGCTTGTTTAACTTTTTCCATGTAATATTCATCTACATGGTCTTTTACAAGCTCCATAAAATCAAGAAAGTCCTTTGTTTTAGCAATGTATTCATATGACCTGTTTACCATTCTTGGATAGGATGAATTACCACCAAATATATGTGTAGCATCTTCTATATTTCTTACATTTCTTACACCATGTTTTAAAGCCATGTCTTTCAACTTTATTCTTGGAATGTTAACACCCGGCAAGAAATAAAATTTATCTCCCTTTGTAGGAGTGTAATCTTCATTTTTATAATTAAACACAGGCTCTTTTATACTAGCTACTTTTGTATCTATATAAACCATAACATCATTACCTGAAAAGTCAATGTTTACTTTTAAATATAATTTCATAATTAAATATTAAAAAGGGGAGAATTACCTCCCCTTATGTTTGTTTTAATTTACTTTATGCTCCTTTTGGTGGGGAACAGCTTGATGTTTGCTTTACTTGACAGCCATCTTCACCACGTCCTGATTCATCATCAGAGCGGAAAACTTAACTTTGTTACCATTAACAATCTCTTTGACCATATAATATCTAAGATCATCAGTGAATGCTTCACAGTCAGTAGTAAGTTTAGCTATCCTGTCAATGATTGGTTTACTTACTGAACCTTTGTCAGCTAAAGCAAGAGAATAGTTAATTACCCTAGTTGCAATAACACTAGATATGTCAGCCCGGAAATCATCATCCTTACCAACAGCATTGGTTAAGCTATTCATTACATACTGCTCATCTTTAGTCAGGATGTCTACTGGAGAAATAATTCTATCTAGCTTATTATTAATGAACATAGTAAACATTGAACTAAAGTCTACACCAACAGAACCCTCACCAATCATTTGAATTAAAGGCAGATCTGCTTCAAACTTGTCAATAGAACTAATAGCATTGAAGAAAGTAGTAATAGCTCTTGGATTAACTCTTTGAGTTACCAATTCTGGGTGCATCAACATGAAGTTAATACATCTACCATCTATGTTTGCTTTCTCTGCCCATTTAGCCCATACATCAGAATCATATTTCAACTCAACTGAGATAAATCTAGTCTTCTGAGCTACGTCAAGACTGGTTACATTATAATCACCATTGTCTGGATTAGTAGTCAAGATAACATGCCAGTTCTTTGGTAGCTTCCAAGATACATATTCTTGTCTATCTAATATCTCCATAGTTGCTTGCATAAATCTTGCATCAGCTCTGGTATAGTCATCAAGTATTAAGAAACCACCTTCTCCTTTACCCTGAATCCATTCAGGAGCAGCATGTGACATTCTCTTACCTATAACTTTATATCCTTTAGCACTTGCTGCAGATATCTGAGATTCATTAATCCAGGTAGTTTTACCTTCAGCATTTTGTATTTCAAATTCTTTTACAGGAAACCCAACCAAGTCACCCAATTCTTCTAGCTGAGATAAATTCAGCTTTACAACTTCCATTTGAAGTTCTTTACCTAACTGCATTATAGCAGAGGTTTTACCAAGACCAGCATCACCCTCAATATTCACTGCCACAGGAACTTTACCCTCAGCTTGGATATGTTGGTTATTCTTAACCATGTGCTTAATAAAATCCTTCAACTCATTAACATTCAATTGTACTTGATTCATAACTCTTTTTTTTTATAATTCTAATTTAATAACTTTACCCGGTAACTCTGTATTCATATAAGACCTTTCTGACAAAACCCATAGAGTGTTACCTCTAGGTTTTACAGAATAACCACATTCACCATCAGTAAAATACACCAGGCTTGTATATTTCTTAGTGTTGGCATTAAAATATTCTAGGACAGGGTCAAACTCAGTTCCACCTCTACCTTGCACAACCATCTCAAATTTACCTTTGTAAGATTCAATAGATCTAATAACAGTATCACACTGCACTACAGTAATATCAACACCACATTTATAGATGTGATATATCTCACTCATGAATTCTTGTAACTCAGAATCACTTACAGAACCTGAAGTATCAATAGCTAACAACATATGCTGTCTCATTTTTACTTTCAGACCTGGATTAGCATCAAATCTGCGGTTCTCCTTTCTTCTAATTTTCTTAGTAAATACCTTAGTACTTACTCCTGTAAATCTTCTAATATACCCCCGCCAATTAAACTTAGGCTTGACAACTTCTTCAATGATAATTACCCCCTCAATCTCTCCAGGAACAGTACCTCTTTTCTTTATAGTTTGTTCTTTAGCATCACCAAGAACCTTTTGTAATTGTTTATCAATTAACTTCTGTTCTGCCTCAGTCATGTCTTCAAACTCTTCCCAGGTAGCATGTTCATCAAGTTCACCATTTGCCATAGCATCTAGTAACTGATCCATAGGTTCATTACCACAAGTACCATTCTTTTCTTTCTCATCTTGAAGATCTTTCAGTTTGTCATAATAATATCTACAACCAGCTTTTCTATCAAGATTAAGATCAGCATAATTATCTATATCAATACCACCTTCCGGTAGCCAGTCTTTAGATATATACTGATTGATCTCCATATCCATTGCAACATTTGCAAGTCTCTTATTACTAAACTTAAAGAAAGTAGTAAGATGTCCAAATGCAATATGTAGCAATTCATGTTTAAGTAAACCAAGTCTGTGGTTATCACTAAGAGATTCCCAGAACTCAGGATTAATAGCAAGTTGATAATTAATATTATTCTTGCTTACACCTGCTGTTGGAACTCTCCTAGCATCCCAGACTTTGTTTAGAGCAATAAGAAAGAACCCATAGAAGGGCTCTTTCAGCATCAACTCTTTTGCAATTTTACTAAGACTCTGTTGTTTGTCCATCATCTTTAAATTTAATATCTATTTCAAATTTGTCTGTAGGATAGCCAATAGACTCTAACATCCTTGACATATCTCTAATAAAAAATTCCATAAATAGCTCAACCGAAGCTTTAGAACCTTTGTGTTTTGTAATCAGACTTAAAGTCTTAGGACTACTAAGTGGTACTTCACTTACAAATGTATTTTGAAGTCTCATTGCTATTTTATTACAATTTGCTAACCAATTATCCATAGCATGTCCACCATACTTATAGAGAACTAATAGTTCTCCTATATACTTCTCAAAATCAACATTCTTTAGAGACTCAAATGCTATAAGATGGTTATCTGCATCTTCAGATTGCAACATCATAAGCAAGTTTCTTGTCTCTTCTTTACTAAAAATCATTTTTGCCATTAGTCTTCAATTTTTAAGGTTTTAATAGCCCATTTTTCAGGCTTACCAGACTCAATCATAGTAACCCATTCTTTTGCACTTGGAATATATCCATTGCAGTCTTCTTTTACATGTTGTTCTGCAACATATCTTGTATATACAGTCTTGCCATCTGAGTTAATAAAACTTTTTCCAAACACTCTTTCACACTCAAATATACCTTCTGAATGATGTCTAAACATTCTGTGCATACTATGACCTACCCAAGCCTTAGTTTCATCTAGCCACTCATGAATAGCTTGATAATCAGATACTTGACCTTTCCATTTTCTAACAGATGTCTTACAATGTTCTAAAGGATGTGCCATTACTTCTTTTTTAAGTGTTCCATAACTCTTTCCCAGTAAGTTCTATTTTTCATTAGACCATCTCTAAATGGTGCTAATGCATGGGTTGCTGCTGCAGATTTTAATGATTCTTCTTTAGCTTTTTCAATACCATGTAGTTTTACTGCATAATCATATAACTCTTTAGCTTTATCTTTTTCTGTCATTCTTCTTCTGCTTTATCTAGAATACTACCATCATGAAAATAACTCTCATGGTCAGTAATTCTAATATTATTATTAATAATATACTTACCTGAAGGAACAGATATACATAAATCTCCCCAACCACCTTCATTATTCCACCAATCTTCTATATCATCAAGAAGTTTGTTTTCTGCAAATGTTTCAAGCTCCATAAAAAGATCATGATCAATATTTAATAACTTTGAACCATCTTCCCAATCTTCTATATTATCATTTACATCTTCTGGAGTTTCACAAGGTTGTTTTGTATAACCTATCCATTCTATGGCACCTGAGTCTCCTCCACCATCATATTTTACTTTAACACCTGTAATACCCAAATCAGCCAACCTAAATAGGAGGCTTGTCAATTCTAATTCTGTCATAATTATTTTATTTTACCTTAAAGAAGCGGCCCAGTATATTACCATTCAAATACTCATCTTTTTCAAGAACCTCTCTTAAAAACTGATATTTAGTTTCAAAATATGTAAGCTCCATCTTGGAAAAACATATCTTGACCATATACCTTTTGATTGGTATACCAGCTTTGTGAGCTTCTTTAAGAACTGCATTACTACTATAATAGTTTTGGTAACTAGCTTTAGAAACAGTCTCATATTTTTTGTTTCTTTTATCAGTCATCTGAGCAACAGCTCTTTTACCAAACTTCTTCTTTGTAGTAGAGTAAAAATTCTTCTTACCCACATACCTTACAGACTTACCATCAATAATGGCTTCCATCTCATACACAAATCCCACAGCTCCTTCAGGAATCATACTGTTAGTAAAGTCTTTACCTTGATATATCCAACTCATGTCTTAATTTTATTAATTCATTGGTAACTTCAGTTAACTCAAGTTCTAATAATACTTTTTCATGAGTTAAATCTCCAACTTGTTCTTCTAGTAGTATATTTTGTTCTTCAAGTTGGGTTACATATTCGGCAAGGTTTTTAATTTGATCATTGAGATCTTTAAGTTCATCTTCAACAGCACTCTTTACATCATCAAAGTATGACTGAGCCCAATTTATATGTCTTTCTAACTCATCAAGATCTTTTTCTATACTCATAATGCTTGTTTTAATAGTGGAAATAATACTTCTCTTACTTTATCTATACCATGTACCTTAACTGAGTCAGAAAGATCTTTCTCCAAAGGTAACACTATATAGCTAAATCCATACATCTGAGCATATCTTTGAGCAGCTTTAATACCCGGCCCATCATTGTCAAATAAGACAACAATCTTCTGGTACTTCAGCTTTAGTTCTCCAATAGCTCTTTCTCCAATCATAGTATTCTCACTGTCCGGAGCAATAGCCTCAATATTACTAATACCTAGTTTATTGAATGCCATAAGATCCTTTAGTGAAGATGTGATAATAAGATACTTGCAATCATACTTCAACTGATCTGTGCCCTGAATATAGTTCTCCACTTTGATAAACTTCTTCTGTGTACTCTTGGGCATGTAGATTTTATACAAGCTACCATCATTTCTAAAATAACCATAGGTATGGGACTTTCTAAATGTATGTGAAGTTATATTACCATCCTGTTCAGTTTTGCTCATAGTAAAGAAAGCTAGAGGAACTACATTATATCTATCAAGCATTCCAGACCCAATCTTAAAACCTATCCAATAAGTCTGATCAAAATTATTCCAGTGTCTCATTTCATAATCTACTACCTTATACTTATCATGAAACATAACAGCTTCTGGTGTATATTCAGTATTATTTTCAAGATACTTTTGATAGTCAAGAAGTATTTTGTTTGTAGCTTGTCCTCTTGTGGACATGTTAAATAAATACTTTACCAACTCAATACTATCTCCCTGATAACCAGATGAAAAGTCCTTGAATTTATAGAATCCAGAGACCACATCAAAATAAACAAACATGGATGGAACTTTATCCTTGGCATTAAATGCAGATAGCATTTTTACATCTTGACCTGTTAGCTTTTCCTTCAGGTTAAGATAATATTCAAAGACCCATTCCCTGGGGACTTGTTGTAAATCAGTAATTAAATTCTTTGTTGAAATCATACTACCTAGTTTAAAAATTAAGGGGGAAGCTATTTCTAACTCCCCCTATAACTTATTAGTCTAGGCTGAAGTCAGAAGATGTTTTAGTAGGAGTTGTGAAATCATCATCATCTCCAAAGCTTTTTACTTCTTTTGTCTCTAATTTTTTCAAATGTTTGGATTCATCAAAAGTAATAACTTTTCCTTCCTCTACCTCACCATAAGCATACTTTTTATTTTCTGCTTTTGGTAACCACATATCATAATTAGTATATCCAGATTTACCTTCATATTCTCTACCAGCAATACAGAACTCAAGAAACTTATCTTTGATAGGTGCAGTAGCATTAAATGCCTCTACAAAATCTTCAATAGTATCATGCTTACCATCTTGTTCAGTAAACCACTCATTGATTCCTGCAGTTTTACATAAACCTTGTAGAAAAATCAAGATAGATCTATCTCTCTGAATCTTAATACCTGTTTTAGTTTCACCATCTGCATATGCATACTGGCTAGCTTTAACTTTACCAATTTGACCAGCATATCTACCTTTGCTTTCATCATCTTTATCAAGCATAAAGCCCTCAAAACCATCAATAGGTTGTGTTTCCACATGCAAAAGCAAGTGTTTTGCACCATCAATGAATTTAAAATCCTCCAGCTCCACATAATTAATCTTTAACACATGATTTCCCGGAGAAATTGTTTTAGGTAGTCCATTACCACCAGTTCCTAAGTCAGTTGTACTTAATCCCATTGTTTTTTATTTTTATTTGTTATTATACATAAATTTTATCCCAGTGAAACTCTAATTCACCCTTTTCATTCATCTCAGTTACTACTATCTCTTCATTACGGAGATGTTCTGGTCTTGCACCACAAGTAACTTCTTCATTAGTCTTAAAGCTCAGAATAGTTTTATTTCCTTTTCTGTACATGTAACCAATAGCATCTGCATTAGCACAAATCAAAGACTTTATTTTACCAGTTAAGTCTATGTTAGCAGACATAACCATCTCACCCTTATCATCAACTACCTTGTCTTTAATATGACCAGATAAAATAATGTGGGGAGCTAAGGTATCAATAAAATCTAAAACTTGGAAGAATGCTTGACGGATATATAAATAACCAGCACCATTTGGTAGTGTAGTTACATTGTCTCCATCATAGTTCTTTCCCATCGGTGTCTGACGGTAAAGTTTTATTGCAAGAGGTTGTATCATATCCTCTAATGCAGTTACAGTATCTACAGTAACATACTTATAAGGATTATCAGCTGCCTTGATAGCTTTACCAGCATCAAGCAACTCTTGCAAAGTATTAACTTTAATCTTTAGAGCTTCAACATAATCAGAACCACTCTCCAAATCTAGGATTAAATTGTCATCAAGACCAGCATATGCTGTTGTCTTACCAGTCTTAGGCTTGGAATAAATAATCATTCTCTTTGGATTCTGTCTTTCAGCCTTTACTTTTTTAGTTGGGAGTACTATACTCATAATTCACTTTTTGTTTGTTTAATCAGCTCATTTAACCAAGGTCTAGCACTAACAGGCTTTATCAGCATGATAGCTGCAAGATCTCTAATAGTAATTTCTGACAATGGCGCATCTGCAATCTCTTCATTAAGAAGAATCTCTCCCTTATTAGAAGGAAACTCCTCTTCAAAATCAGGAAATAATGACAAGCTTTTCTGTAACTTAGGTAAAGAATCTTCTTTCTTAGCTTCCTCCTTTCTCTTCTCATAAAGAGCATAAGTTATCTCAGTACCATCTTTAAGAACTGCAACTAACTCAGATGTAGGAACAGTATAAAGTTTAAAAGGCTCACCTTTAAAGTTTGTACCTTCTTTTGTTTCATACTCCTCACCATAGAATGGATTAGCTTTGTACTTAAATAACTGTCTGTCCTCATTAAAAGGTGTTACATCTGTTACAGTACCTTTGTCATCAGTAACATTGTCATAGAATTCAATATAGATATCCTCACCTTTGCTGATCTCAGATTCAAATAACTGCACTTGTCTACCAAATTTACCTTTCTGGAAAAAGGCTGTTTTAATTATAAAAAACGGATCTGCAAGACCCAGCTTTTTAAAAGTCTCAATGTGTTCTACAAAGAACTCTTTTTCTCTTTCTTTTCTTATATTCATACTTAAAATTTACTGTGTTGATACTTTTTTAGTTGCACATGCTGGAGTAGGTATCTCTACTATTCTCATCTGCTCTCTGTCAAGTTTAAAGAAACTTATCCTTGTGGTACCATTTCTTGATTTCAAAAAGTGAAAGACTAAAATATCCTCATCATTTATGATATATCTGTCTGGACCATACTGTCTTATTTTTCTCAGAGAGGGTTTGTTTATACCCAGCACAACATCTGCATGTTGCAATAATGCATCTGACCCATAAATATCCGAGTCTAATACATAATTACCATAATCACCATCAAGGGCTCTCTTGGGATCATCTATATTTCTATTTAACTGGCTGAGGACTACAAAAGCTACTGGATACTTTTTCTTTAACATGGTGAGTGCTTCACCTAAAGCTCCTAACATTTCAAATTTATCTTTTTGTCCCTTACCATTTTTAAATAAAGCTGAGTGATCTATTGCAACAAGCATATTAGTGTACTCCCTTTTCTGATTACCATCTGCATCCACAGTTAACTTAGAATGCTTTTGCATTTGGTAATGTATAGTAGCACACATTTCATCTACAGTACAAGCATCATAGACTACATCTATTATATCCTTGTGAGCTGTATTATCATAATAGTCTTGACATTTTGCATAAAGAGCCTTATCAATCTTCTTACCCTTACTCATCAGGGTGTTGTAATCAGCACCTGTATTCAGACTAAATTTTCTTATACCACTGGTCTCATCAACCATTTCCATCTGAAACTTTAATATACGGAATCTTTGATCTCTGTTCATCTCAATAATGTCACTGATCAGCTGTTCCATAAATAAAGTCTTTCCGGTACCAGGTCTAGCACCAACTACGGTGATAGTTCTCCATTCTAATCCATCACAAAAGGCATCATTAAATTTGGGCCAGGCACTTCTTAAAGATTTTATATCTCCCCGGCTCCTAGCTGCCATCTTAGCTAATGCTTTATACAAAGCATCTCTTTCACTTACAGGTTGTAGTGGCTGTGCACCATTAAATAATTCTGCCATATGTTTATGTATTAGTTAAATGTTTGTTCTTAGCATAGTTATAGAAACTATGTACAACTGCCATGATTACTTCAATTATCAAATACTGCCATATATTCACATCTACAATAAATGTATCTATAACAGTAAAGCAAAATAAAGACCCCACCACAGCAATCATAGTCAGTTTTAGATTTGTCATACTACTTTCTCACTAAAATATACTTGTTCTTCATCATCACCACTTCTAATTATCTCACAGTATGTTGCTAAATCAGATTCAAAAGACTTATCTATGTTTTGCTTTCTTATGAAATACTGTGCAGTTCTCATAAACTCATATCTTCTTATGCTAAATTCATCTACATACTTTTCTGTGGCCTTAAATATCTCCTCCCAATCATAATCATAAGTCTCAAAGAACCATCTAAATGGTGCTTCAAGATTCTTAGCATTAACCCTGGCATATTTACCAGATGAGAGTTTCTTATTAGGAAATATTTCTACATATTTCTCTATATTTCTTACAAAGTCTTGCCCCATTAAATCTTGTGAAGTTTTCTTCTTGGTTCTCTTAAAGTAACCATTAATTTCTTCCATAAAGATAAGACTTTTACTTGTTAATTCCAAGTTTTCTGTTAGCCAATGATCCATTTGCAGTCTCTTGCATTCTAATTCTTTGTTGACAGATTTATGGGGAACAATTTTCTCTCTTATACAATGTAAAACATAGTAAGTATTGGGTGTTAATCCCTCCTGAATTAACCTTGTAAATATATCTGTCATATCACCATGTTATTATATTACCTGTTGTGTTAGTTACAATAGAAGAGATCTTATTAAATACATTATCTGAATCCCATTTAGATCCGTTGTAAGCTGCACTTGCCGGATGCTTTACCATAAACTTATACTCTGTACTTGTAGTAAGCTCAGACCATTCTTCAGCTTTCTTACCCATGTACACATAAATAAGTCCAGGGTTGTAGCTATTAAGCCAGTCTAGCAGATAAGCAGTAAACTTTCTCCATATATCATAGTGACTACCTATTTTATCTACTTCAACTGTAAGAGCTGTATTAAGCATAAGTATACCCTGATTAGACCATCTACTAAGATCTACATCTTCACTCACTGTATGACCATTATAAACTGTCCTGTTTACTTCCTCAAGAATAAATCTAATGCTAGGCTGTGCCTTACCTGTATTACTACAACTAAATGATATTCCATCGGCTACACCAAGTTGTGCGTAAGGATCTTGTCCGATAAATACAACTTGTAACTTATCATAAGGACATTCTTCAAATGCTCTGAATACTTGTTTAAGTGGTGGGGTAAATCTTTTACCTTCCTGACTTAGTGTGTATAACCTAGTAATTATATCATCAAAGTCACTACTAAATATAAAAGATTTAAAAACTCTACCCCAACCACTTGGCTCAAGTTTGTTAAACATTTTTTGTTTAATTTCTTCTAGTTCCATTTTTTTTCTATTTTTGTTTAAAATTAAAGATTATGCCAGTAACAGTAAGAGAGATTAAGAATGATGCAATTATAGATATCAAAATCAATAAAAACTTTTATTTAATGCTTAAAGCTACAATGATGTACATTTTCAAGCAAGAAGCTGATACAACAAAGTATGAAGCATTAATTAAAAAGATCATGTCTTCAGAATCTGAAAATGAACCCCATACTGAACATGAAGCTGCATTTAAAACTATGATATTACTTTTAGCTGAAATTGAAAGACAAGCTTCTATAAATAATCTGTTTGACACAAAAGAAATTCCACTTGAAGGTGAAGAAACTACCCAAGATTAAGGTTAAACTGTTCTCTTCCTATTTGTATACAAGCTTCAATAGCTAACATCAAATCACTTTTACATATTCAAATGTAAACCACTCTGGTTTTTTATTATTACCATTTAGATAAGCTTGAATAGTAACTAATGATCTTCCTTTACAATCAATAATACTATATAATTCAGTAGCACTATTAGCAACAATTTTATTAGTAATAGTGTTTATTACATTTTTAGATTGAAATGTACTCTTTCCTTTTTTAGCTATGCTTAATTTTGTTTTATGCTCATCTGTTAATATTTTATCTTTCATTGGACTTTTTCTTCCTAAAGCTTTTTTTCTTATTTTAAATCTAGTTTCCTCTGTATGTGTTTTTCCTTTATTCCATGCTGTTTTGCCCTTTAAACTTTTTGACATATTATTACAATGTTCTAAAGTATGTTTTTTACCATATGAAGGATGATTTTTACCAGAAAGAGCTAAACTTAATTTACTTTTATGTTCTTTAGAAAAAATATAACCACTAGTGCCTTCACCACCTAAAGTTAAATTAGCTAAACAACCTGTATTATCACAAAGTCTTCCTTTTTCTAAAATATATTGCATTTCTAGTTTAAAAGCTTCCTCTTCTGATAAATTAAGATTTAAAAAAATAATTTTATATACGCCATTGTTTTTGTTAACAATGTCATTCCAAATTTTATTTCTTTTATTTCTACTTTTTGATCTTGTTCCCTTTCCTTTACCAATATAAAAAATTTCATTTTTATCTGGTCTTATGTGAGCATATATATAGTAATTATTCATAAATAAAAGACCCACTAAATACATTGGCTTATCCACTGTTGAGTTTCAACTATGGCAATATAAATAGCGGGTTTAATATTTTTCATTGTGGATAAGCATAACAAATATACAAAATATTATCTTAAATTCAAATTAAAATTTTTCTCTCCTATTTCAATAGCTGCTTCAATTGCAAGCATCAAATCTTCTCTTGAACACTCCCCAAAGGATTTACCTCCTAGACCAGATGCTTCTTTTACCGCATCTTTCATTTCATCAAAAGTATATCCGGATTCTTTTGCCAGTTCTCTAATACAAGCATGAACTTTTGCAAGTTGTGCTTTACTATGATCTGCATTTGCAAGATCTACATACATTTCTACTATCTGACCCTCTTCTAACTTGCTAATGAATATATCATAAGCCAATTTATCTTGAGGAGTAGCATAAGTTAATTTACCATCTTTCTTTACTAATTTTCCACTAAACATGCTTAACAAGTTATATTATTCATTATTTCCAAAAACTGATCATAATGATCCCTGGTATTAATGTTTATAGAAGGGAGCTCAAAACATCTCAATATCCAGTCATTATTTTTAGTATCTACACTATCTGAACTGTGTAATACTAATCCACTACACATTTCTTTTTGGTAGTAGTAGTAATCATATCCATTTTGGCTTTCATCATCTGTAATCTCTACTCTTTCAAAGCCAAGATCTACTAATTCTTTTTCTGTCATATGCTTAATTTAATCCACGGCTGCAATTTATCATTGCATTTACTTTTTCTTTCTCCAGCCAAGCTAGAAATTTAAATAATCTTTTCATTACTCTAAGTTTTTATAAATAATACTAATGAGGATTGTATAAATACAATTAGTCATTCCAGTTATTATGGTCTTCATCTCTCATTGAATAAATTATAAAACCAGCAATTGCTAGTATAATCAGACCTGCTACCCAAAGTTCCATTATTTCTTAGTTTTAGGTGAATACTTTTTCTCAAACCTCTCCCAACCCTTCTTATCAAACTGAGTAATCATAAGATCCATCATGATCTCATCTGTATGCTCTGCACACATTCCTATGCCCTTGATGTCTAGATCAGGACTATACCTTTTGGTAGCCGGAGCTCCACATTTAACACATGTCATAACTTATTATATAAAAATGTTTCAGGACTAATTATATCTGTAGTATAATTAATATCCTTATACTTTTCATTGTCAAGGGTCCATAATCCCATTTCTTTTATTCTTTTATCTCTTAAAGTAATTATAGAATATGCAGTAAGATAAGCATTGTCATCATCTGAACTTAGGAACATTCCCAAGAGATTCTGTTTCTCATCTTCTGTAATATATCCTGTCTTTACTAATAAGTTTAACTCAGATAGAAAAATAAATGGTCTAAAACTCCCTTTCTTAGTACCATGTGTGTACATATACCATAAGTACCCCATGTTACTATCTTCTACTTTACATACCATATGATGTTCATGGCATATATTTTCAATAAGACTTGTAATCTTTTGGTCTTTAAAATATCTTATCATGATGCTAAAAATTTAAATATTGCTTTTAGTTTATTGTGTTCATCTATCAACCATTCTGGAGTAAATGTTTCAGCATGTTCTATAATTTGAACTCTTGTGTTAAGAGCTACATCATGGGTAAAATTTACTATCCAAACATTACTAAAATAAAGTTTAAATTCAACACTTACATTCATTTTAATAGTAATATAGCTATATTGATGATGATTATTGATAGATCTATGAAATCCATACTTTACAAGCTTCCTACCTATTAGTTCTGTATCTCTAAGTGTCATACATATTATTCTGATTTACTTTCTACAATTTCTATTAACTTTTCAAGACAAACAAGTTCTGCTTCTTCGTAGTTATCATATTCTTTGAGACTAAGTATAACTTCATGAGTCTTTGATAAAGGATCTTTTTTATATTCACACGTGTATCTATAATAACAAATACTATCTGCTGTATACATTCTTTCTATCCAAGAACATAAACCATACTTCTCTCTAAACCATGTAAATGCTTGACGGTATAGTGGTATTTGTATAAGATTTTCATCATTATTCATATCTCTTGATGCCATACAAGGTTCATCAAATCCAAGTTGCTTCATTCTTAAACTTAAATTATAAGGCACAAATTCTTTTTCCATTCTATTCTGATTTAAAGGTTAATTACTTTTTGACCTAAAAGACCATGGATAAAATGGATAATTTGCCATGTACTTATCTCCATATTTATCTATATACTCATGTACATCTAATCCACTTATTGTGTCAACAAATAAATGTCTTGTGCGTGTCATTGTAAATCTGCTAATTATTATTCTCATCTTATTCTGATTTAAAGGTTAACTACTTCTTGAATCACACACAAACCAAGACTATTTTCAATACCAAAATCTATAGCATCTTGTTTTGTTTCAAATTCTTTACACATATTCCAATCATCCCATTGATGATTAACTGACATAAATGTTTCCGAAGTGAAATTCTTAATTACATAAAATACTTCTTTCATTATTCTAATTTAAAGGTTATTAATTCAGCTGCTTCTTCTCTTCAAGCAGTAAAACAATCAGTATCATCATTTTCCGCTTTATCAAAGCCTTTATAAAAACATCTTTTACCAAAAATCTTCTGCTCCTTCTCCATCTGTTCTTCCATCCATTTAGCACCGTCTATAAAAGCATGTTTAATATTTACTGCATGATATCCTGTACCATATTTTTTTATGGCAACTTCTTCAATTGTTTCTTTTTTTGTTTTATTACTCATCTTATTCTGATTTAAAGGTTATTTTACATTTAATAAGTCTTGCCATTCTTCCTTAGTTATATATCCAGTTTCACCGGCATAATACTTAGACTGTTGAAGGTTCATTATTTTTTCAATGTGCATTTTAGCAAATTCAATCATTGCTTTATGTTCTCTCCATCCTTTTGTAGGATTTGATTGAGCTTCATTTAAAAATTCTAAAGCTGTTGGTGTCTGTTTCATCTTATTCTAATTTAATCAACAAACTTATGTTTCATTATTCTTCTAATTAAATCTACACAGTAGTCTACATCATGTAGTGTAATTCTACCTGTGTTAGATTCTACTTCAGCACAATGGTGTATTACTTGAAATATCCATTTGTCTAGTTCCTTAATCATTTGCTCTTGTTCTACATAAGCCTCATCTAACTTAGTTTCTAAGTCTGCAATACTCTCATTTCTTGCAGTAATTACTTTTTGAGCATGTTCAAGATCAATCTCTGCTTGATTAGGCACTGTAATAACAGGTTTTTTTACTTTTCTCAGTCCTCCGGGTTTTTTCTTTTCTATTTTCATAGTTTTTATTTTACTTTTCTTTATCATTTCATTTAAATCATTAGCAACCTTTTCTTCATTATCAGAAATATACTTTCTAAGGGCTAATTTAGCATTTTCAAATACAGAGTCTAGTTTAAGTTCTTCCTCTGAACCAAACTCTGAATCTAAAGCCTTATCAAGTTCTTTATGAAGCTCATCCCATTTTTTCTGTTTCATAACTTCTTTTTTTGTTCTAAATAATCAATAATAAATCCAGCAGCAACTAGTACATTCATACCAAATGATGCTAATAACTCATATATGTCTTGGTAAATATTTACGGACAGGTGCACATGACCTACCATCCAGAAGGGTATGGACAAGTTTTGGCTTATCCATACCACTAGATACTTAATAAAATGAAGCATTACTTGCTCATAAATTCATATGCAGCTTTACTGCTAGTCATCTTGAAGCTATAAATCTCAGTTGTACAATAACTCTCATTTATCCTGATTCTTACTGTACTGGCTGTTTTAAAGGCTTCTAGAAATAAAGGATCTTCTTCTAGATCCCAACTAATGTAAATTACATCAGAGGAGCCCCCTTTATAACCCTCTACTGAGAATTTTTTATCTACTCCATTTACTACAAATACAACATCTACTGTAGGAGCGTCATCACAATAATATCCCCCACTTACTGAAAATGTTACCATTGTATCTAATTGAAATAGATACAAGTTAGCTCCATTGTTTTCTGGAGTATATGCAACTTTATATGGTTCATCAAAACCATTATCATTTACTCTGTAAGTCCATTGAGCACTAATACTTCCTGTAATTAGTATTGCTCCTAATAAATTAATCACCTTCTTCATTGTTTACTGTTTTTTTGGTTGTTTTCTCTAATTGATTCTTCAAAGATTTGTCCGGCCTGTTGTACCTTTTCAGTCTCTCTTGAATTTTCAAGTTCTCTAAATTGTAGTCTAGTTTCCTGCTGGTGTCTCTCATACTCTTCCCAATTATACATTTCTAATTCTTTCATTTTGACAACATCTGCTACTGTCATGCCTTCAGGTATACCACCATTGGCTTCCATAATTTCAATACAAAGTTCTTTCATTCTTCCCATAATT